GAAGATAACCAATGAAGTGGATCATACTAGTATATATAGCGATGTACACTCCTGCACAGGAGGGCTTAAAGATTAACCGCTTAGAATTTCCACTACCCTCGTACCATCATTGCCTACAAATGGCTAGGGAAATCAACAGTATAGATCGTGTAGGTTACCGAAGTAGAATTCCCTTTGTAAGGTCACTGTATTGGGTAAGGATAAACTTAGCAAACAAGATGAGGGCGGACTGTGTATACGCAGACCCTGACCAGCCACTACCAGACTGGACTGATGATTTCTTAAAGAGGTTAGATATTAATGAATGATTTGTATAAAGAGATAGAACTAACAGACGATGATTTAGATAAGGCACTGGAATATTCCAAGGATAGAGTATACAAGCGGAGCATGAGAGGTGAGGAGGGAACTTATGTTGGAGCGATTGGCGAGATAGTACTTGTGGATTATCTTAGAGACCACAATATGGAGGTGATTGATAAAAGGAAAAGTACTAGGTACGATCTCCTTGTTAACAGCAAGAGAGTTGAAGTAAAAACTAAGGATAGAACTGTAGCACCAAAGCCTTTCTATGAGTGTTCAGTTCCTTTATATAACCACTCCCATCAAATACCAGATTGGTTTTATTTTATTTCCCTCTACAGAGAGGGGAAGGTCTTTAAGAAGGCATACCTATTAGGTGGCATGACGTACCAACAGCTTTCCCAAGATGGTGTTAAGATGAATAAAGGGGAAGTAGATGAAAGGAATGGGTGGCTGTGCAGGGAATCATGTATTAATATAAATATAGAAAAACTTATTTCAAATTCAATGATGCTGGAAATATTAAATGACACACAAGTACACGATTGAAATGATATACCACTTCACTTGCAGTCAATGCAAGAACTGGTGGTCAATAGCACTAATGCACCATAAGGACATGAACGTCTATCCAGAGGGCAAGGCATACTGCCCCCACTGTGGCAAGGAATCCATAACTGAGAAAATGAATCCAATTAATTAGAGCTTGATTAGTACTATATGTATGTTACAATAACTAACTAAAATCTAAGGGGAAACGTGATAGTGAGACTATATCAAACAGGAAACTTAGACTTGGAGACAGTAGGAGAAATGCTGTGGAAGGCAGACAGGCAAGCCAACTTCCATCCAGAGTCACGCTGGCTCGATTCAAACAGATATTCAACAGAAAAAATAGAACGCTCCTACAGGGAGTTCACAGTCAGGTGGATTGGGCGTGAGGCGGTCATCATGTGGCTGACCAGCAACCAAATCCTCTACGAAGTTGTATCCTACGGCATACTACCACAGGAAGAAGAGGCGATTCAGCAATCTTATGAACAGGACACTCCACCACAATTAAACTAATGCTACACCCTGAGATAAAACTATCGCACTCAAGTGCAAATAACTTCTGTGCCAAGCAGTTATGGTACAAGAAGGTAGGCAAGGAAAAATTCCCAATCAATTTTTATCTTGGTGCAGGGATAATAGTAGACGCTGGCTATGAAGCAGGACTGAAGAATATAATGACAGGCATCGAGGGCTGTAACATACGCAAGAGCATGAATGAATCACTTGAAAGTATCAGAGGTGACATGCCTGTTGACGAGGAGATTAAACTATATAAGTCTTTTGACAGCCACGTGCAGGCAGTTGAACGATACATGGCGTGGATCAACTACAAACCATTGGAAACACAGCACTTCTTTAAGCTCACATTTGAGGGACACACCAGACCTACCACTGGCTACATGGACATTGTTGCCGAGAGGCAAAATTTGCCCCTTATTATAGACATCAAGCGTCAATCCAAGCCAGCAAAGAAGGCCAAGCCTGACTGGATTATGCAGGGTGCACTGTATGCACTAGCCTTAATGAAACAGCGTAACCTGACTGAGATACCAGCATTTGAGAACCATCTCATAATACCAGACCAGCCCCCTGTCTTCTTAGTTACAGAATTAACACCTGAACATCTATATATGGCATTCAAATTGCTTACTGAATTAAATGAGAGGATAGACAAGGACTACTGGCCTTTAAATCGCAGTCATTCTTTCTGCTCACCCATGTGGTGTGCAGTGTACGACAAGTGCCACTACGAACACTTTGAAACAGTAGAAACTCTGCTCTCCAAGATAGTATGATGGACTCAAGAATATACAACAGGCTAATAGTAGCAGAGAAACATCTTGATCTGGCACTGGATCAGATTAGGGAGGAGAACTTATATGAAACCAAAAACCTCATCCTCAACGCCCTCTCGACCATCGGGCAACTACAAGAAATCATGGAAAACGAAGCGCAAACAAACGCTCGTTTACACAGATGGCGAGAAGCAACAGAGGGCTAGGGAGAAACAGATCATGGCTAGGTTCGATGAGCTTGGCTATAAGAGAGGGGAGAATGGAAACTTCCCTTGCTTTTGTGGAGAGATAGACGCAGACACCGCATGGTGGATGGGTAACTGCAAGAGCAAAGCTAATCACCTGTTCTGTCCTCGATGTACAGAGCGAGTCTTTGAACCAGATATTAAGGAGACCTTATCAAAGTTATTTGATATCTGGAAGGAGAAGAAGCAACGTATGTGGAAGGAAGATCAGTCAATCAGTAAACTATTAAGCAAAGGACAAGATGCTTGAAAAATATAAGCGAAAATCTATGAGAAAACCTGAGAAGTTAGTGGTTGAGGGGGAAGCAGGGGCAGGGAAGACTACCTTTGCTTGTTCAGCACACTCCAAGAAAGAGCCTGCCTTTGTCATCAATGCAGATGACGGCGGTGAACACGTGTTTCATAAGACAGGGATAGACCTGATCCATGACTGCATTCCCACAGGGGATGTGAAAGAGAACGCTGAGAAGTGGGACTCTGTCATGGCAACTCTGCGTGAGTTAGCCAATGAGAAGTCAGGTATCAAGCGTCTCATCATAGACTCAGTAGATAAGCTGGAGATACTGGCACAAGGTAAGATTTGTGTCTCTCATAAGCTGTCCCACATCGAGGACATGGGCTATGGAAAAGGCTATGCATACACTCGTGGAGAAATGCAGAGACTACTCAGTGGACTCAACTATCTACGTGACACACAACACATTCAACCAGTACTGATCTGCCACACTCAGGTCAGGACAATCAACAAACCTACGATGGAACCATACGATTCTTTCGTACTTAAACTGCACAAGTCTTTATGTGCAGATGTAATGGAATGGGCAGATGTAATTCTGTTTGTTGCATTTGAGACCATTGTCAAGAAGATCGACAGTGGATTTAACAGGAAGGATAGCAGGGCAATTCAGTCAGGTAAACGCTTCCTGTACACCAGCGGTAGTATGGGCGTGGATGCCAAGAACCGCTTTGATTTACCGCCAGAAATTCCAGCCGATTGGAATGGCTATCAGAAGATGATTAATGACTTCTGGTCTGGCACTACTCAGAAAACTCAGATAGAAAAAGGAACTATATGAACTCAGAATTTGACATGAGTATTGAAGACGTACAAGAAACTCTTGATACGGAGACTAAACGTGAGCGCATCGAGGTGCCAGCAGGCGAGTATGTCTGCGAGATTAAGGAGCCATTGCCGGATGTACGGCAGGACTCTAAGGGGCACAACAAGATCCTGATGCCCATTGAAATCTCAGGTAACCCTGAACTTGATGGTCAGTGGTTATTTGAAGCCATCTACATGAACAACCAGCACGATGACGCTGGCAAGGTCAAGGATAACATCGGCAAACGCAAGGTAGCGAGGTACGCTAACGCTGTGGGCCTGAAGTCCTTGAAGAACCTGAACGAATTGGAAGGGAAGTATGTCAAGGTAGACTACGGCCCCAACAAGAACGGTTACAACGAGGTACGTAAGGTACTTCCTTTCGCCGATGATGGAGTATCGGCAACGCCCCCTGAAAAGGAGGCACCAAAAGGTGATGACCTACCTTTCTAGGTAGCCTCGTCACCAAACGGCGGTCAGGTTTCTCTCCTGTTTCCTGACCGTCCCATCTTAATAAGGTAAGGGAGTGTAGTTGGAAAGACGGCCTGCCACTCCGGAGTGTCTGAACCCTTGCTCCCTTACTCTTACCCAAGTAACGCTAGAGTAAGAGGATAAATGTCAACAAGAGGAAAAGAATATTACAGCGGAAGAAACAAAGGCAAGGATGGCAGAGTAGTGCCAGTAGTTAAGCCAGTTAGAATGTATCAAAAGAACTACAGACATCAGCGTAATAAATGATAGAAGCATTTCTTTGGAAGAACTTAATCTATATCATCTGGATATGGGTAACGATAGAACATTGGGGACAGCCACATGGATTCTGATTGCCACGAGGCGATTCTGCCGTGGCCTGTCTCAGTCAACGCCCTATACAGGGCAAGGGGTAGGAGAGTATACGTTTCTGCCAGAGGTAAGGCATTTAAGCAGGCGTGTGGCATCATCTTTGCAGGAACTAAGTTAGTATACGCAACAGAAAGAGTCTGGCTGGACATAGAGGTACACCCACCAGACAATCGGAGACGAGACATTTCCAATTTAATTAAGATAGTAGAAGACGCTCTACCGTGGTTCACGGATGACTCACAGGTAGACGAAATTAAAATCAAACGATGTGAAAAGGATCATCGTAAAAAGGGGTACATTAAAATCAAATGTGGGGCACTAAATGGAACAGATAAAGTATCAATACAATGACGGCAATGGGAGACTGTTATATACCGTAGTTAAATTTCCTAACAAAGAATTTCGCAGGCTAAGACAGGATCAGAATGGTAAGGAACACTGGAATTGGGATGGCATTAAGCAAGTGCCATATCGCTGGCCTGACATCAAGGATCACCGTGCAGTTATCTTTGTCGAAGGTGAGAAAGATGTGGACAATTTACACAGCATTGATCTGGTATCTACAACAATTGCTGGAGGATCTAATGCATGGACTCCCTTACTCAAGAAACAACCTGACTTCCCTGAGCAATACTTCAGTGGATTTGAACAGGTCTTCATCATACCAGACAACGATGAGGCTGGCAGGAAGTTCGCACAGGAAACAGGCGCACACATCAGGGAGTTCGTATCTAAAGTCTGGATAGTCAACCTACCTAACCTTGATAAGGGTGGCGATATTAGCGATACCCTCAGTACCATTCCGAAAGAGAAACAGAAGACTGAGATACTCGCTCTTATAGAGAACAACAAGACTCCCTTTGTTATGGAGTCAGCGGACTTAGACCTTAGCAAGTCGTGGAACTTTGATAACCTAAACGTGGATGAGTTTCTCACAGAGAGTGAGAGATCAGAAACAGTAACAGATATCAAGGAGGTTCACGAGAAGATTATCTCCCAACTTAGGGGGGTCTCTTGGTCAGGCACTACAGCCAATGCGATCTGCCCTACGCATGATGACCAGAGACCTTCCCTAAGTGTTACACTGGAGGAGGATAAGATACTCATGCGGTGTCATCAAGGGTGTGACATCCGCACCATCTGCGACAGCCTAGGTGTGAAGGTCAGCGAACTCTTTGTTAAGCGTTCCGTTGAACTCAGGCACCACCAGAAGACACATGTAGTCGTCCCAAAGGCAGAGGATATGCAGGAACTCTGCACCTCACTCCTCAAGAATGAAGAACCGGGAGAGTTTGACGACACACACATACCACCTATACTGCGTGACCACGTGCGTGAGGCATGTGAACTCACAGAGGCCAGTTCCGCCATAATCTACGGCACCTCACTGTCCTGCCTAGGCGCACACGCAGGCACCAGACTTACCATACAACCCCCTAACTACTTCATACCCCTATATGGTAACCTCTGGTGCCTCTCCATCTCAGAGAGCGGATCATTCAAAACCACAGCACTGAACGCTGGCTCCTCCAGACTCAGGGACAGGGAAGAGAAATTAATCTACGAGGTCAGGGACATAGAGTCACGCATAGACTCACTCCGCAGTAGCGGTATGCAGGACGGCGAGGATGAACTAATGGAGTCGCTGAATGAATTGGAAAGGTACAGGTCTATGCGGAGGGTACTCCCTAACAAGGCCAGTTGGGAAGCCTGCATTGACAGGATAGATGAGACAGGCGGTGGCGTGTGGCTACTCTCTGAGTTTGGGGCATGGTTAGCAACACTTGAGACGGTACACAATAGGGGATTCAGGCAACACCTCACAGAACTGTATGATGTTCCAGCATATTTTGAGGACGTAACACGTACACGTGGCAGTAAGATACTCCGCAATCCATTCGTATCCATCTCAGGCGTATCCACACTGGAGTTCCTGCAGGGGCTACTAGGTAAGGATGATGCAGGGTCAGGCTTCTTGGCACGGTTCCTGCTTTTTAAACCACCAACAACTGACAACATTCCGAATGCGCTACCACAGAAGAATACAAAGATTCAGGAGCTACATTCGTACAGATTATTGTCCGAAATCTATAATCAACTCGACAATATTTCCGTTCCGTTAGAATATAGTTTATCCGCTGATGCACAGAAACTATTTGAGGACTTCCACAATGATATGTTCTCAAGGTTTCAGGAGAGCAATGAGGGTACTAAGTCAATACTAGACCCCTTTCTCAAGAGGTGGTCACCCAATGTGTTGAAGTCAGCGATCCTCTTCCAGTATCTATTAGACAGTGAAACCCAAACCATTAGCGACTCAGCTATCATGGGAGGGATTTCTCTTTCTTTATACGCTGAGAAGTGCACACGTTACCTGTTCGACAGGGAACTAGGTGAGAGCGTTCACCAGAGCAAGCAGAGGAAGTTAATTGAGTACATAGCAGAGCGAGGTGGCTCCGTAACCAGAAGGAAACTGCTTGCATCCAAGATATTGGATGGCGGTCATAACGAATACGACTATGTCATTGAATCATTAGAGCAAGGGGGCAGGATTCACTTAGAAAGGACTGAAGGTAAAATAGTAGCAAGTTCAAGAGTAATCTTAATGGAGCATAAGAAATGACTAACTACCGCTACGATTGGGACAAGAAGGAGAAGGAATGTACAAACCCTGATCATTATTCAGGGCTGAAGATTGAACCACTTGATTACATTATTAAAAACAAGATGGACTTCTTGGAGGGAAATATAATCAAGTACGTAACACGCTATAAAAATAAGAATGGCGTAGATGATTTAATAAAGGCAAAGAAATATTTAGATAAGTTAATAGAAAGGGAAAGGGCATGACTACATTACCAACAGAGTATCAGCAGTTTATTCATCTATCTCGCTACTCCAGATGGGACTACGACAAGGGTAGGCGAGAGACTTGGGAGGAGACAGTAGATAGATACTTAAAGTTTTTCCATGAACACTTGCAGGAAAACTACAACTATGAGTTCAAGGATGAAGACATGGCTGATCTGAGGATAGCCATCCTAGAGTTAAAGATCATGCCCTCCATGCGGTGCCTCATGACCGCAGGGCCAGCGTTGAAGAAGGAGAATGTGGCAGGCTACAACTGTAGCTATATCCAAGTGGACAGCATCCGCTCCTTTGATGAGATACTCTACGTACTGATGAACGGCACAGGCATAGGCTTCTCTGTAGAGAGACGCTACACTGACAAACTCCCTGTCCTTCCAGAGGAACTCCATGAAACAGATACCACTATCATGGTTGCTGACTCAAAACTAGGATGGGCAAAAGCATTCAAGGAACTGGTAGCCCTACTCTACTCAGGTCATGTACCCAAGTGGGACTTATCAAATGTGCGTGAGGCTGGCGCAATCCTTAAAACATTTGGAGGCAGAGCCAGTGGCCCTGAGCCTTTGGACAATCTGTTCCACTTCACAGTCAAGATTGCACAGGAAGCAAAGGGAAGAAAACTCAAGCCAATTGAATGCCATGACATTGTATGCAAGGTAGCAGAGGTTGTAGTAGTTGGTGGAGTAAGACGATCCGCTTTACTCAGCCTGAGTGATATTGATGATGATGAAATGCGCTACGCAAAATCTGGTGAGTGGTGGAAAGAGAATGGACAACGTGCTTTAGCTAACAATTCTGCCAATTATCACCAAGAACCACACACTGGTACGTTCCTCCGTGAGTGGACTGCCTTATATGACAGCAAATCGGGTGAAAGAGGCATATTTTCCTCAAAAGCATCGGCTCTCCAAGCAAAAAGATGTTCAGATCGCTCTGTAAACGAAGAAACGCACACCTTTGGTACTAATCCATGCTCTGAAATCATCTTAAGATCACGTGAGTTCTGTAATTTATCTGAGGTAGTTGTCCGTTCTGGCGATAAATTAACTGATATTGCTAAGAAGGTGAGACTAGCTACGATGTTGGGTACAATTCAG